GTCTGTTATCTTAGCGTCTTTAGCGTTGTATTCGTTTTCTTGCTCTTCCATGCTCTCTCCTAGTAGCCTGAAACGGCATCCATTGGTGTGTAATCGTCTTCCTCATAGTCTGAGGTGTACTCTGCAATCGCTATCTGGTCTATGTAACTTAAGGCATCAATCAAGTCATCGTGGACCTGGGCATTAGGGAAGTTCATCAGTTCATCGATGATCTCGCTATTCCAGGGACCTTCATTGAAGGTAATCTTTCCGTGCTCTAGTCTGCCCTGTAAAGACCAAGTGATTCTATCTGTCTTTTTCTTGTTTCCGTGTGTGAGGTCTTCAATCCTGAAGTAACTGTTATACTTACGCATAAGATCAGACAGATAAGGTAGAACGGCATTCTTTAGTGCGCCTCTTTCGATGCCAACACAAACAGGCTCATAATCCCTGACCACATCAAATATCTTCTGTGCGGTCTGCTTAATGTCCCACCGTCCAAACTCTATATCTGCAACCCACCAACCCTCAGCCGTTACCTTGACTATCGCTATCGCTGACTGGTCTAACCTTTTCTTCTTTGCTGTGGTGGCAGCAGCGACATTCTCAAAGCCAGCTAGGTCAACTGCAACGAAGTAGCGGCCATCCTTAGGCTCTTCCTCGTCTATCTTGATCCATTCTTCTTTAAAGATTCCACCACTCGCAGCTTCAAACGAAGCCATAAACTCAGTCCTGAAAGCAAAAGAGGACATAGACTTCTTTGCAGCTTCAATCTCTTTTGGGTCAAGTAATGGGTTATCGAAGCTAGTAAAGTGCCAACTCTTGTACTCTTTGTCGTCATTTTTGTCGCCATAATTGTACAACTCATAGAAATGGTTACGCCCCATCGGGGTACCAATAAACAGAGACTTGCCCTTTAAGTCTGCCAATGCAGGTCTGAGGATCTGCTCAAACACTGATGGCTTCATGTCTGCGTACTCATCAAGCACCACAAACTTTAATGAGACACCTCGCATTGTCTCTGGCCTGTCAGCGCCTTTTAGACTGATGACAGCGCCGTTGACTAACTTAATCTGCATATTGTTCACATGGCTAGACTCAATAACGGGGTTACCAAGTTCCAACAGTGTGAGCCACATAATGTCTCTGGCTTGCCCCTGCGTTGGGGCTACATACCATACGTTGCCTCTGTCAGCCTGCAATGCCTCAACTATGAGCATCCATGCAGCTAACCTGGACTTACCAGTTCTGCGGCCAGCAGCGACCACCTTGAACCGGCTCTGGTCATTCCATACCTGTTGCTGCCAAGGTAATAACTTAATGTCCAGATTCATAATCTACGTCTTCTGCATCTATGGTCTGTTCAGCCTCTACCTTGGCATCGGTTACACCAGAGATGTTAATTGTGATACCAGCCTTACTTGCCATTCCAGACTTCTCGAAGTAGGAAAGTGGAAGTAAGCGGTCAGCACACATCTTCAACATCGCAGCCTGATCCTTATCAGTAGGATCTAATGCCTTATTAATAATCGTCTGGATGATTGTGTCACCCTTGGTGGTAAGCAGCCTCGCATGGAATTCCCTTATGCGTGCAGCTTCGCCAGGAGGGCGGCCTAACACTGACCTCTTTTTCTTTGCTTCGATGGCAGACTTCTTCGGACGACCTGCGCCTCTTGGGTTCTTCTTTGGTAACACAGAGACCCCCTGTGTTGGTAAAGATGACGCATCCGTGGAAGAAGACACAAGAACAATATCTTGGTCTTTTGTTTCCAAGTTTCCTCCAATATAGGTCAGCACAGAAAACACAAAACCTAAGGTAAGTTGTTAATGTATGTTTTTTTTAAGGCACTACCTAGTAGTTGTTGACACTGTGCTATCAATATAGAGCACTATAGCACATTTTTGTTCATTTGTCAAGTCCTTTATTGACTTTTCTGATGTAGCGTCATTGTTGCCTGCTCAGGCCTTCGCAATGCACAGATTCCAGCACTGATTTCATAGACCTGTATTGCCTATGCAGGAAAACAGATAAGACATTGATTCTTATGCTCTTTTTCTTATAAGGCAATATTGTCTATTTTGCTCTTTTTTGTATCTGTGGTGGTTCAACAATATTATCATCACAGCCACAACCCCACCCCCCCCCTATGTTGCAATGCAGCATGGCACAGTCTTTGCTATGCAAGAATCATGCCAGGTCTATGTTGCAATGCAGCAAGTTAGTTAGTGCTTACTTCGCTGGCTATGTTGCAATGCAGCAATGGTGCGGTGCAGTATATGAGGCTATGTTGCACCAATATAGTGCATCCTAGTGCATTTTAGTCTATGCCGATATGCACTAATATAGTGCATCCATGAATACCTGAGTAGGTTAATCAAGATAAGGGTTTTCCCTAATGCTTTTTAGTGGCACTAATCCGTTAAACGGGTAGACTAACACTTGTAATTCAATCACTAAAAAGGAACCTACACCATGCAAAATAAAACACTACTCACAATTGATTCCAACGCTAAAACAGTCAAGGGTCAAGAATTCGGATTTATGACCGGCATTCTATACATTGCGCCGGTAGCGATCTCAGGACATAATGTGTGCCCTATGGCTGTCATTGCACAATGCGACAAGGCCTGTTTATACACTGCAGGACGTGGGGCAATGAGTAACGTAAAGCTTGCCCGTATTCGTAAGGCTAAAGCTTTTTTTGAGTACCGTACCGAGTTTATGCAATTATTAGCTAAAGACATTCGCCGGTTAGTTAAAAAGGCCGCTAAAGCTAACATGGTGCCATTAGTACGATTAAACGGGACTAGCGATATCAAGTGGGAAAACATTCCCGTTACTGATAACGGCATTGAATACGCTAATTTAATGACGTTATTCCCTGACGTGCAATTCTATGACTATACGAAAATCCCGTCACGTCATAACCTACCGGCTAACTATGACCTTACATTCTCATATTCGGGCGTGTTAGGGTTTCAAAAGTACGTCAATCAAGCTATCAATGCCGGCATGAGAATTGCGGCCGTATTTCGTAAACGTGCGGACATTCCAGCTAAGTTTATGGGCCTTGATTGCGTAGACGGCGATAATAGCGATATCCGGCATATTGACCCGAAAGGTGTAATTGTGGCACTATACGCCAAAGGTCAAGCTAAAAAAGACGATACTGGATTCGTTATCGATCCGGCTAAGAAAGTGTTTCAAATTGCATTAGCGGCATAATTTTAACTTTAACTTAGGGGTTTAATCATGATAAAAGTATTTTCTTCCTATTCTGATCCCGGGCATGGCTGGATCAAGGTTCCAAAGGGTTTACTTGTTAGCCTAAGCATAGCGGATAAGATAACCCGTTATTCTTATATGCGGAAAGGGTTTGCATATCTAGAAGAGGATTGCGATGCTAGCACGTTTATTAATGCATATCGTGCCCGATACGGTATTGATCCTAAGATAAAAGAATATTGTGCACGTGAGAAAAGTAGTAAGATCCGATCATATGATAATTTTGAATGGGGGTTTTAAAATGTTAGTCTTCAAGTATCCAAGTAAAAAAGTACTGAAGGAAAATATAGGTAAACCATTGCGCTACATTGAAACGAGTATGTTCGGTGAAGAGTATCGGCCTAATGGTGTATTGACTGGGGCTAATCGTCCGCACATGACGGGATTGGGTAGGGAATTTTTCGCTAATGTCACGATGGAAAACGGGCTAATCAAGGCCGTTAAATAGTAGGTTAGTGTTATCCTATAGTGTCTCTATAGCAGGGGCACTATAGGGCTAATATTGGCCTTAGAATAGGGGTTTTATTATGACTATGCTACAATATGCTAGTATTGCTGTACTTTTGTTGGGCTGTGCCGGTGTCATCATTGTGATGAAACCGTGGGATCTAGACTAAGGGGATTACAATGACTAACGAAGAGATTAAAGAATTGTATGATAACAATTGGAATATGACTTTAGCGCAGTTATCCGCTATAACGGGGTTATCGATTCCGCAATTAAAAACTATCCTAATGACATAAGGGGGAACAATGAAACACAAACAATGCAGTGCAGATCAGACTAACATGAGCAGTCTTCGTGGCTATGTCAACGCTACTTATGACGAATTGTGTCGCTGCTTTGGAGCACCTACTGTATTCATAGGCGATAAGACTAATGCCGAGTGGTTCATAGAATTCGAGGATGGCTCAGTCGCTACAGTCTACGATTGGAAACTCGATCACATACCATTGGGGCCTTATCGATGGCATATCGGGGGCTTTGATGCATACGCTGTTGCATCTGTCCACGAAGCCCTGATAGAATCAAGACTGTCTCACTTTACCAATAAGCAAATGGAGGCTCTATCATGCTATTAACAAACGAGGAAGTAGTAGAGATTTTAGACGAAAGGCTAGACTATAGCGACTTCGGTAATTGGCACGGCAACGAAGACGATTTGATTGAATTCGCCTATTATGTGGTAAAGGCAGAGGATCAAAAAAGGCTGCAGCTAGCCTACGAAAAGGATCGGCTCAGAGACACCTATTTTAGTGAATCAATGAGTGCCTTTGATGCCTTAACGATTAAAAAGGAGCAGACATGATCTATAGAGCATATTACGCATCATGGAATTTCACATTTGAGGGCTTTGGCAAGACCGAAAAACAAGCGAGAGATGCCTTGCAGCTCGCCCTTGAAACCCACACAAAGCAATACGA